GTTCCATCATCTTACTTACCCTAGTAAATCCTAACTTATCTTTGACTGTTTGACCCAAGTTTCTTGCCGCTTTAGCGGTGTCGTCTAATAAGTTCTTAAACTTAGTAAGTCCACTGAATGTTTTTGGAAATACTCTAGCAAGACCGGGAAACTTCTCCATCGTTTTGAATAATCTGCTGAATATACCATTTACTATTTTTCCTATTCCGGCAAAGTCCGCCAACATATGAAAGAAGGCCGATGCCTTTTCATTAGTGCCTTCAAAGAATACACCGAGAACTCTTAGAGCATAACCAATCATACTGAAAACAACTATCCCTTCAAACACTACTGCGAATAATGCTTTGAATACATCTAAGAGGCTCGCATTACCTTCCGTAAAAGCAGTTGTTGTGTTTACGAAATCAACAAATAGTTCAAAGAGTCTTACAAATGGTGTCGCGAGAGCCGTTAAGAATCGACCTAACTTTGCTAGTCCGGGTAGCATTTTTGATACTGCCGCTAAGACTTCAATGAACAAAGGTACAGTAGCAACCATAGTGTCAATTGCAGAAGGTAGATTTTGTTTCAACACATCTGCTAATTCAATTATCTTCGGTGTCAATTTTTCAACCACACCACCGGGTTCGTTCAACGTCTTACCGAAGTCGCTAAGGACACCCGTAGTTCTTTGTCCTTGATAATCTACATCGAATAAAGCCCGGACGAAATGAACACCGAGAGTTATCGACGCTTCTTCAACCTGCGATTTGAAAACACGCAAGGCTTCGAAAGATGATTGTTGTAGTGTGGTTGAGAATTGTTCTGTTGTACCTGCCGCATTTCTGTTTGCTGCTACAAGTTCATCGAAGGCATCCACTTGAGACATCAATGAAAGGACAGCCGTACCACCACGAACACCGAATATCTCCAATGCTTGAGCCGCAGTGATGTTGCCATCACGCATCTGATGAAGTAAGTCCGTCAATGAAGTAAGTCCTTTGGTTTGCATCTCAACTGTTTTGATTAAACCATCAGACTTTTTCTTCAATGCCGATTGTCTTTCTTCGGCTTTCTTCATGGCATCAGACGTAGCCATCAACTCTATTGTTCTCTTTTGAGATGTGATACTAAGTTCTTCATTAGCAAGTTCCAATCTTCGTATTTGGTCTAACTCACTCTCATTCAGTTCTCTACTTTGTGAAGCCGCTCTAAATCTAATCTCTGAGATTGCTAATTGATTCTTTCTTTCGGACATAGCCAAATCATCTAACTCACCTTGTAAGTTATTGACTTCCATAGTTAGTCGAGATGTGATACGTGCTGTTACGTCCATCTGAGTCATAGTTGCTTTCAGTGTTGCGTTTGCAGCCTTACCTGCATCAGACAAAACGAATACGTCTAGGTTCAAATCATTGATAACTTTTCTAGCATCGAAAGTTGGTTTCAATAATTTATTGATGGACATACGCAGACCTGTACCTGCAACTGTACCACGTAAACCTGCATTACCCAACGCACCAATCGCTGCTGCTGTTTCTTCTATACCTACACCCGCAGCCGCAGCAACAGGAGCAACGAACTTCATTGCTTCTCCAAGACCAACTACGTCTACGTTTGCACTTGTAAATGTCTTAACCAGTACGTCTGTTACTGCATCTAACTCACCCATCTCCATACGGAACGCCTTAACACCCGCTACACCGATTGTAGTAGCAGTCTGAATATCAGTACCACCTGCGATAGCGAACTTCACTAACTTGTCAATAACTTCATCATCAACCATCTCATTAAATGAAACACCTGCGATAGCCAGAACCTCGGCTGCCTGTGCTGCTTGAGACGCAGTGAATCTTGTTGACTTACCTATGTCTCTGATTGTACTCTCAAGTGTCATGGCTTCGTCGCCTGTCGATTGCATAACCGCTTGTGTACGGACTAGAGTATCGTTAAACTCAATGAATAGTTCACCGGATTGTTTGAGAAACCCTGCTGTCAGAGATGCACCGACGGCACTGGCCGAAAGAGCGATTGCTTTGAAATTAGCATTCATCACCGTACCCAAACGAGATACTTTTCCACCTGCTGCTAGTAATGAACGACCGACAGCCGACATGTTTTTTCTAAAGTGGGTAGTATCGGCTGTTACCCTTGTCATGATGGTAGTTGTTTCAGTCATTATCTACCCACCATTCTACTTGCTCTAGCCTTTTGGCTTGCCCTACGATGGTTACGAGACTCGTTACGGTTTTTTACCGAGTAGGCGGCTATAAGGAAATGAGCCTCTCTAGGGTCTAGTTCTTTCCATTCTCTTATACTCATGCCGAGATGTGCTAAGAGAGCGAAGAGGAATTGACCTTCGTCAGACTCGGCAGCCTCTTCGATTACTCTAAAGGGACGTTAACTGCATCCATTATAGCGGAAGTTAACTGTCCTATGATAGTTAAGGGCATCCTTTGAAAACTCTCCCATGTAAGAGATTTATCACACTTCAACATCATTTCGAAAACCATGAGCATTCCAAGTCTTTCTGCTCTATCTTCGGCATTTAGCCCTAGCAATTCTGGATTCGCTTTCAATCCGTTGTATTCCTTTACAGATAGGGGGAGAACTTGTATTTCATCCACGCCTATGTTCAAGTGTTTTACAACCACTATCATCGGTTCTGAAGCCTGTTCAATTATGTTATCTATCCATGTCATGTTTAATCACCGTCTCAACTGTCCGCAGCAGCAAACGCCCAAGTTAAGGCTTCAAATGAAGCGTTGAGCAATAGAGGCCCTTCTCCGCCCGCTTCCAATCCTTCGGTTGCTAGGTCAGTAAATACGCAACTGCTTAATGTGAATACTTGTGTTCCAGATGTTGTATTGGCTGCCTGAGTTCCGGCTGCTGCAAATCTAATCTCAAACTCTTCATCGTTAGTAAACATAGTATGTAATGTGGTTGCTTTAATTCCCCACGCTGCGGTCAATGACCCGCTTGCTGATTTCAGTCCTCTTGTATTCGCTGTTGCATATGCTGAACCAAGTTCTACGTATTTTCCAGTAGCGGCTGCCAGAGTGAAATCCCCCTGCACATATCCCACGACGGCTGCCGTTGAAGAACCAGAAGTTCTGATAGAACCAGTTACACCTGTAAACTCATGTAATGCCATTGTGTCTGATGCTGTCGAACATGGGTATTAAGTGAAGCGGTTACGTAGGTTGTTTGCACACTTTATATACTGTCAGATTTGGTTTTCCTCAGTCTTGTATAATAGACTGGTACATACTCTCAGAGATGAAGGCAATACCAACGTAAAACTCACCGTTGTCTGTATTCTCACCAGACTCATACATTACCGCTCTAAGATTTCTGCTTCTAGCGATTTCAGATGGAGATACTAAGTCCCCCTCGATGGTCGCCATAATGTCGTAGCGTAGTACGTATGGAGATAGAAGGTGGAATGATGAGAGACCAGATGGATTCTCACCGTCGCAGTAAGCGTTTTCTGATTCGGTTCTGCGTGAGATGATTCTCTCTAAACAAACAGATGGACCGTTAAAGTATTGAGCCATAGTATGATTCAATTCGATGTAACCTATTGAACCCTGTTGGATAATGTCATTCCAGTTGTCGGTGTTTCTCATGTCGTTCTCGGCTGTTATTGGGTTGCTCATGTGTTAGGGGAGCGGGTGGGGGTATATGAATGTTTGCCTATATGGATTAGTAATATCTTTTGTTATCCCAACGCCGAGCCACTTGATTAGCCAGTACCTTACGTGGTTTTATCTTACCATCGAAAGGGTCAATGCAATACCAACCTGCGGGTCTATCTTCATCCCGCTCTTTGATACATAGAGTACACATGTGTTTGGAATACTTGTTGTGTTTCTCTGCCTCTGGGACCATCTTCTTGAGTCTATCCATAACATCTTGCCTCGCATCTTGAAAACGTATCTGAATATCACAGGGGAGACCATGAGTCTTACAAGTATGCTTACACTTCATATTCTCAACCTATCAATGAGTTGTTACCCAATGGGTGTGGTGATTCAGAAGCGTCTCTTAATATTTTTTCAACTTGGGTTGTTATTTTATTCCAGTCAAACTTTTCTTCTGCAAACTGTCTGGCGTTCTTACTCATGTTGTTACGTAGTTGCGTATCTAATGATAAGTCTAACATTGCTTGTGCTTGTTTTACCACGTCGACCAAACCCATGTTCACGCCCCACTTTGGACCTGTAATGAAAGTCGAACATGGTACTAAGAATCCCCGTTGATTGTCGCCAATCAATTCTGGACCTGTTGAATTGTCTGGTAAGATACAAGGTAAACCACATGCCATTGCTTCGGCTGATGGAATACCAAATCCTTCACCACCTGTCGCCAAGATGTGAGCGTCGCACATTTGGTACAATGCGGCCATTTGGTCGCTTGATAATCCCTGTAATGGGTTCTCGGACTGGTCGGAAAAAATGACGTGTTCTCGAAGCCCCATTTGCTCAACAAGTAAAGGCAAATCCCAACCACCCATTCCATACGCATCAGTAGGACTACCGCAGTGAATAATCAGACCAACTTCAGATGGGTTTGGGTGTTTGTCAAGCATGAGTCTTAACGATTCTAACAACCGGGGTTGTTGTTTTCTATTCGTGTTCTTACCTACGGAGAGAAATACAAACTGCCAAGGTACGTTCATCTGTTTCCTCATCAATAGTTTGTCAGACAATGGAACAGGCTTGAACTTCTTCAAGTCAACACCATGATACAAAACATCTCCATAGTTGTCAACATAACGGTCTAACATAGGGTCTCTCAAAGATTCGGGAGCAGTGCCTTCTGAACCCAACCAGTCAATGTAGTCCTCGAATTGTTCTCGGCCATATTCGGCCATCCAAAGTGGGGTATGTGTTAACTTGAGAATGTCCTTCCATTTATATGAAATTGGGTAGCCATCAACAGGCATGTAAGCGACGTATGGTGTTCCTCTATTATTTGTTGATAATACATTCTTACCAATGTACCAAGGGTCAATCAGAGAAAGCACTACATCGGGCTGTAATCGGTCTATGGTAGCCCCTAGAACGGTGTCTCCCTTTTGATTAACCACTTCACCCCCATAGTCTCCTATACCTGCGTGTACGAGCGTCCATCCTTCCTTATGTTGGAAATCTTCTCCGTTGTAATCCCATCCCATAACATATACTTCATGGCCTCTCTTGACTAATCTCTTGACTATCTCTCTAGTAACGATACCATATCCAGTAGGTCGTGTCGGTTGTTCTGAACACCATAGTATTCTCATTCTTTTAGACTTGGGTGTCTTAGTTTTCTTCTTCCCCATATATCTCGGATAGTGGTTAGGGTTTTGAACCAAACGGTCATTTTCATTTGATGAACGGGCTTAGATAACAAAACGTGTTCTAAGGGTGGCCGTAGGACGGCTGTCTAGCGTGTGCTGGAGAGTTCCAGAGCCACCGACTGCTCGATAAGTTTCAACGTCCAATAATAACCTGTTTCCACTTGTAGTTAGTTTGGGTGTCAATGAGTCAGATGCCGACCAACCAACACGAATCACACCGCTTAATCCCGGCCTCAGAGATAAGACGTTAGTCCCACTGATAGCATACTTCGGGTTCGGGTTTCCTACCCCTGTCCCATCCATGAAGTCTGATAGAGAAGCCGTGAGTGTATCTGCTGTTGAAGTTGCACTAGACCATGTTGCTAGGCCGTACCACACTGGGTTTCTAAATATGAGACGCACAGTCTCATACCTGTCCATGTCCATACCCTTGACGGGTCAGACAAGGCTATTGACGCTTAGTGCTGTCCGTAGCGATAGAAGGCCGATTCTTCGGGGTCTACTGGTGCTACTCTGTTCCACTGGCAGTTGATACAAAGGTACAGAATGGTTTCCGTCTCTCGGTCATAGTGTCGGTGTAGGTCGTCTGCGTCTCGTTGGTGCATTCCGCCACAGTCTTGGCATAGGTTGTCTGTTTGTTCTATTGGGTTGCTCATGTTCTAACGGAGAGGATGACCCTATATAACCTTTGTGTTATATTACTTTCTCTTTTTGTTCCATAAGTCAATGAGATACAATGCTTTTCTAGCGTCTCCTATTGGTTTGGGTTGGCTTACTTTTTTGGGCTTTGGTCTGTCGGCAAAGCAAACTTCGCACCGACTCAATAATGAATCGTCTGCTAGATATTTTTCGGGCATAGCCGAGTCGGGTTGTTTACCGCCGTCGCATTTACGAAACTTGTCATAATAGACAGAGACAAACTCACCCTCACCTTCGACTCTTCTTACTTCTTTAAGCAAGTGAAGTATAGACCAGTCATGCTTTTGACTCATAGTCGGGATGCTCCTTTGGTAGTTTGTGTACTCTGCGTTGTAGTAGATTTCCTATAAGGCTAGACACGTTGTCTGCCGCCTGTTTAACTCTCTTCTTACTATGTTCGTCCTTACCCATTTCTCTTAAGACCGGGGCTATGTCAATTTCGCTCATGATGTGTAAGAGGATTTCATACTCTGCGTGGGTGATTGTTTTCGCTCTCATAATGTCGAGACGGACTATATGTATATAAGACTTTAGAATAACTCTCTTCTGCCTTGTTCCTTTGCTGTTTTCATTCTATGATGATTCGCACATAGAGGCTCGCACTTTGCTACCTCTTCCATTATCGTGTCCCAACCGTAGCCGTCAGAGACTAGATGAGATATGTTCGCAACTTTTTGAGAAGGGTCAAGATGATGAAAGTCAATCGCTTCGGGGTCGTCATCGAATCCACATACAGCACATGAAACTTGAGCCTTGTATTCATCCCACTTACGTTTGATTTCTTGCTTTCTAGCCTTAACCCTAGAACGCATTAATTCCTTGTTCTGATGGTAATACTTGCGTTGGTATTCCCTGTTATATTCCCTACGTTTCTTAGGGTCCTTGTAGGGCATTGAACCGTACAGTAAAAGACGTGGCTCTTAACTGTGTTTTTCTTTGTACTCTTGAGAGGCGAATAAACTGTCTAACATTTGTTGGCGAGTCATAACACCTAATGGTCCAATGTTCCTAGTGTAATGTTTCTTACCACCTAGGTCTACCTCTCTTCCTAGAACTGCCAAGTAAGCCTTCTCTACGAAGTCCTCTGCGGACATATCCATAGGGTCAACACTTGGTAAGTCGATGTTACCTTTTGATACCTTTACTTCTACCACTTCTTCAACGGTTTCTTCATCATCCGGGTAAAGATGATTTGTTAGTCTCTCTATAAGGAGAGCCTTAGTTCCGTCTGTTGTTAGTCCATGTTCCTCACACAATGCTACAAGGTCTGCTTTCAATAATGACTGTAATTCATCGGTCATATCGGTAGTGTCAGAGATGATGGTTTATGACTATCACGGTTCAAGACCATACTCAAGTAGTTGAATAGAGCCATTTGTAAATGCTTCACGTAGAGTTATGGTATTACAGACTTGACTCTCGAAGAATGAGCCGACTGGTAAAGTTGCGTACAAGAATTGACTTCCTAATACCTCGGCTTTGTAAGGGGTTGCGTTGTTCACTGTTCCATTGATTGTGAAAACATAGAAGTTACCATCGTCCCATTTTGCTTCTTTCTTTTCGATAACACCGCCCACCCAATAACATTCATCCTCGACCCAAGGGAAATAACTTGTCGGATATTTAGCGGGTGATGTTACTATGACTGTCAATGAAGCAGACCAAAACACCATCATTATGGTGATGGATATAGCCTTGAACATCTGTCGCCTATCTCTCACAACCTAGGGTTGTCGGTGCGGTCAATAAGCGAAGGGTATTGAACCGTTTCAGTTGTTGATTTCGTCATACACTGATGCGTACACAAAGACTGCTTGTGGTCCTACTACGTCTATAACTAAGATGTTCTCTTCTCCGTATGTCTCAACTAGATGAGAAGGTCTCATGCCTACTGCTTGTCCTTCTAGTGCTACGCCGTTTGAAAGGAAGGGTGTAGAACCTCTGCCGCTTTCGTCATTAAGGTCTTGGCGGCTTCCTCTCCAAGAGCCTAGTATTGGTTGAGTCATGTGGTCGAACCAACCCATGAATACTCTCTCTTCTCCGTCGCTGTCTATGTGTGTCTGGTATGTCGCTTGGTTGCTCATGTTCTATCGTAGAGGGATAGGGTATATAATATGTTCGTTATATGAATTACTCATTCCATCGTATCGCCAGAGAGTGTTGAGACTGATAGCCTATACAATCTCCTTCCTTATCTCCACCCATACCTTTCTTCGGGGATTCTATCTCAACTGCCTTTGCAGTTTCAGACCTCATCATTCTAACGAAGTGATAGTCCGAACCATCTGCCCCGGTAGACCCGGTTAAATCGGGTGTGGTTAAACTACGGGTGTTCATCAAGTCGACAAACTTCTGATACAATTGCCAATGTTTCGCTCTGGTGTCAGCATAGAGAGTTACGAGCATAAATTGGGTTGCTCTTTTATTCAACGTACTTCCTTCGGTCAGATGAATTGGGTCAGAGTTTCCATACGAAGCCATAACTGCGATTTGAAATGTCTTTTGACGCTTAAACTCAAGCCATCCAGTATTGACTAAAGGTGTCCATGTTCCATCGGGTGAGACCATGTGGTCCTCGATAAGAGTCTTGAGGAACGTATGTGGGTCGGTTGAAGGCACACCTGCGTCAGTTATCGCCATCAAATATCGTCTCCATACACGCTAGGAACATCTCACACTTACTGAAAGCCCGTTCAGTAGAAGTTGTTGTAGTTGGTTCTGTATTGTCCATAAGTAGCCACCCCCATTAATCCCATTTTTTGAACACGCTTTAACATTTCCATATATTCTTTTTCACTACTAGCAAGCAGTGGTCTCCAAAACTCTTTCATACGCTCAGTACAATTCTCATCATTCAATGCTGCTCTCGCACATTGACGAACAACAAGCAGTATCGTAGCCATCTTCGCTTCGATAGGTGGTGATGCACTTCCGTAGGTGTAGACTACTTTCAGATATTGTCGTAGTGATTCAGCCCAAGGCTGATGAAATCTAATGATGCCCGCTTCGCCATCGTCTAACCAATAATCATGAGTTGAACGAATACGCCCTGCGTCTAAGACTGTTTCATTCCCAGTAGCGTCAACAGTCGATATGGAAGTGATTGCGGCCACTGGTCTCTTAGAAAGGCTGAGATGGCGAAGTGAGTAATGAATATCAAAATACTCTGTTTCTGTTTCTGTACCCGCTAGTTGTCTACCTGCGTAGGCATCAACCATACGAGAAGCGTTGGTTATCATGGATGCTATTTGGGTGTCGTTAGGACCTATCCCTTCGGAAAAGTCTACACCTGCATACATCTCAATATCTGCTAGAGTGCAATAGTCTATGGCGGCCATGTCTATACCTTACGCTAAGTGGGTATTAACTAATCCGAAAGGAAGAGGCCGAAGCCCCGTTCCTTACGATTACGGTTAGCCTATTCAGACTGTGTTGATTCCAACAACTTCGCATATTGCTTCGCCATATCTTACTGCGAATGCAACATCTTGTTTTGGTATCAATACGAATCTGTCTTTGGTTGGTTCGTCGTGGAAACCTATGCTGAATCTTCTTTCTGCAACGGTTGAGTTACCTACGATTGGGCTACGGACGTGAGTCAAGATAGCACTTGTGAAGGTAGCAGATGAACCAGAGTCAGATGTACCGTCAACTGCTTGGTTGACTGGTATAACACCAGTAGCGAAAACACGGATTCCGTAGATTCGTCCTACTTCTCCGTTAAGGATAGTAGCCGCAGGTCCATATTTATCAACTGTCTGAAGTTCTGTTAGTCCAAGAAGTTGAACTTCGAGATTTCTGGGGACTATGAATGCTAAGTCCTCTCTGTTGTCTGAGTAGACACCAAGGTTGGAGATAGCACTTCTCATGTGAGATAGAGCGAATGTTCCGCTTACTGTTACATCAGATGCAGCAGCACTCTTTCTGATTCCGTCGAACACTAATAGGTAGTCGTTCTTTTCAGAGCCAGATGTAACGCTGATTCCACCAGTGTTAGATGAAGCGTGGTATGCACCCATGATGTTGTTCGCTAATGTTGATTCAGTGTCAGCGTTTAGGAACAAGTTTGCTTCGTTAAATGCTAAACGAGATGCTATGTCCTCACGTAGAACTGAAAGTAATCCTTCTACACCGTATGCTACTAGGTAGTTTCCGATTGGAATGTTAGCCATCATAGTCTTAAGTTCCAAACTGATTTCGTTTGTTCCTTGACGTGATTCAGTAGGTGTGTCACCAGACTCAGTGTTTGTAAGAGTCTGTTGGTGAAAGTCAATACTGCCAGTTAGTTTTGGCACTTTCACAATTCTTCGGCTCATTGGCATGGCCGGAAGTAAACTTCTCATGAAGTTTCTTTCGTAAACCAATTCAATGATTTCTTCTGCGGTCTCTGTCGGTAGGAATGTCGCACCAGTAGAGGAAGCCGCACCTGCTAGAGCAGCCTTTACTCTCTCTACGACATCCGTAAACTCAATTTCTTCTGTTGTCATATTTTTTCACTTCCTTATTTATTGGGTTTCAGACCCCGCTCCTATCATCTAAGCGGGCTGATAACCAACCTGCTAAACCGACCATGCCCGGAGACACGTTTGGTTGGGGGTCGAACTTTGTTACACCAGTCTTTTTCTTTGGTGTTGTTTCATCAGCAACAAGCGACTTACGTGCCGCCTTTGCTTTTGTTGGTAATGCGATAGGCAAGTCGCCTACCACATCTGCTAGTCTCTTGGAAACTTCTGCCTCGATTTCTGCTTCTTTCTCAGCAGTGGCTTTCTCTTCCATAAGAGATGAAATGGTTTGGTCTTTCTCCGCAAGTAATGTTTTCAGAGATTCTTGCTCGTCTAACATAGTTGACATGTTGTTAACTGTTTGGTCCATGTCTGCTAATGCTTTTACAACTTGCATTAAAACTTCAACAGTTGAAGGTAAATCAGATTTTTCTTCTAACTCTTCTTCAACTTCTTCTTCAAGGTCGTCCTCTGCTGCTTCTTCTTCAACCAATTCTTCGGTTGCTTCTTCTGCTGCTTCTTCGACTTCCTCATCTTCTGCTTCATCCTCAGCCTTTACAACTGTCTCTTCAACAGGCATAACTGCCTCGATAGGATTCTCTTCTGCGTCCTCAAGGATAGTTTTTTCCTCAAGTTCGTCGTCTGTTATCTCGATGTCCTCTGCGGTCATTGAACTGTTGGATGACACGACGGGGGTATTAAGCAACTCGGTTGAGATACCTTTCTCTTCGAAAGCCTCTAGGGTTGCTTCAAGTATAGATAATCGGTCAACCAATGCCGAAAGGATAGATTTCATGCCGTCATCATCGTCCGGTTTGTAATATTCTTCTTCTTCATCATCATGGTCCATGTCCATGTCGGCTTTTCCAAATGTCAAATAATAATTACTATCATCTTCTTCAATAGCAACTATGTGCTTCTCTTCAATACAAGTGCAATCACCTTCACAAGTGCAAGATGTCTTTTTGTCAGAACAAGTGCAAGAATGTCCACCGTCGCAGTTTTTCTCTTCACTACGTAGTACCGTAGCGTGAACCTTTGGCTTAACCTCGAATTGAGAATATTTGTTTGAATCGTAAACTTCGTCGATACTGAAATCAACATTTGCTATATCTGAACTAAGGAGCGACTTCTCTACGGAAAATAACGCACCGGGGGAAGCGGGTACATCAACAACCGAAGTTTCTAACCATTCGATTTCTGTAAACTTCATGTAGCATGAATCCTCATCCTTACATTCTTTGACAGCAGCCTTAGCAATAAATCCAATTGAGAACGCTCTTAACATACCCTTTCGAATCTTTCTAGTAATATCTTTCTCGCCATTATCAATACGTGCTACACCTATTGGTACAGAGACGGTTGAACCATCGGGTTTCTTGAATGAACCCATTGATACATCTTCCATAACACCAATGACACCGTATGTCTTAGAATGGTTGTATAAGATAACTGGGTTCTTACGGTAGCCTTCCCATGCTGCTATGATTGCCTCATTGTCTACCAATTCATTATGTCTATCTAGCATATCGTCGTCTCCGACATATACTGGTCCCTTGATTCGAACATCAGAACCTTTGTCATCTCCGATACCTTTCATAGTTACGAAAGGTGTCTCTACACGGTAGAGGATAACCGCTTCGGTTTCGTCCCCCTCTAATGAGTCAAAGAGCCTGTGGTCTCGAATCAGCGTTGCCGATAACGTGTCCATGTTTCAGTGGTAGGACACGTCATGGTTAATGAGTATTAACTTATGATTAATGTTCCAAGAGTCCGGTAGATGGTGAACAAGTATGAGAGAAACAATGTCTGCATATGAATGAAAAGTAGAACACACCTTCAAAGAGTTCCGATTCATTTCTCACTATGTTAAATTGGTTGCTGTCACATTCTGGTTGGTCGCATACTAATACTGTCATGTTTCGCGGTAAGGGTATAGGTATATAACATTTACCATATATCACTTACGAAGTCTTGCCTTCTCATCAGAGATTACCTTTCTCATATGTGAGACACCTCTGCTACCAACGGTGAGCCATTTGATTTGAGCAACTACACCTGCAAGTCTGAAATCCTTGTAGTGTCTAGCCGACCACGCTTCTCTAAGACGGACGGCCTTCTCATCGGTAGGTGTTTTGACACCAGACTGTTTGACTTTCTTTAGTCTAGCGAATTGGGTATTGCCTAGAATGTTACCACCCTTCTTCCATATTTGAGGCCACTCATCTTTCAACTTTTGAGCCTCGGCTAGTGGGAATTGTTTGTATTCTGAATTAGCAAGACTAACCTTTTGGTCGTCCCCCCTATTTGGGAAGTTTGTCTTTGGTGCTTTCTCTACTAACTGTTTACTCTTCGAGGATTGAGGATGCCCTGCGGGTAACAAGTCAGTGTCGTGCTTGCCGCCTCTGAATCTACCATTGCGTAAAACATAGAGAAAGGAATTGACTCTAGCATAAGCCCATTGTTCGGGACTACTTACACTTGGACGAACCGAGCCGGGATTCGTGTTGTACGCCCCAACGCCCCGGTCAAAGACTGCGCTTAATGTACGGACGCTCGTTCTTTTACTTTTGACATTGCCAACTTTGGCATTGTGTTTCTCTGCCTTTTCTTTGAGAGTTTTCTTTACAGAAGCACTGGCTTTTTCTTGGGCCTTGGTGTTTGGTTTCTTTATTGTACGGAGCATCTTAGTACGCACTGCAACTCTTCGGTCCGACCGGGTGTATGTTCCATCTTCGTTATTGACGTAGACTCTTACAATGCCAACTGTGTTGCTAGAATCTGCTTCGATTGTTTCTGTTCCACCGCTTGATGTAACGACTTGATGTTTACCTGCATTATTTACAGATTCAACCTGTCCTACATATCTTCCTTTTCGAGTCGACCAACTTACAAAATCTCCTTTATTCATGGTAAATACACCTTCTTTATTCTCTTTTTAACTGCATTAGATACGCCTTTACTGCCCTTTCTACTTGCCTTATTCTTCATAGCAACTGCTTGTACGGCAGGTCTTAGATAAGGTCTGGGTGCAAAAGGAGCGTATTCGAATCGTCCAAACTCAACTACACTTGCATACTTTACAAATGTATTACCGAATCTAACTTCTTTTGCTCTCCTATATTTTGAGATTGCTCTCCTACTCATTACAACTCTACCTGTACTTTTCAGAGCCGATGTCTGGACCGGAACTAAGTCTTTAGCAATACGAAGTATCTCCTTAGCGACTGCATCAGTGTAAGGTTCACTGAAGGTTTCGTTAATGGTTGCACCGAGAAAATGGAAATCATGTGCTGCTTTGAAAAAAGAACGTGCTTGAATACTTGCATACTTCTGCGGCATTATTCCTCATTCTCCAGTCCAAGTAAACGATATTCGAGTAATTCATCCATACCAAATACTACACCTTCTTCGACTAGATTCTCTGCTGCTTCTTCTACTGATTCGGGTTCTTCCCCCTCTCCATCCTCAACCTTACCTTTGTTAATTGCTAACTTAGGTGATAGGAAGAATGGGTCGTTTGCTTCTTCTTTATCTAGTAATGGTGCAAGTCCCAATACTTCTCTTGCCTCATTGATACTGATTGCCGACTCTTGTCTTAGGTTAGCAATTGCTTGTGAGCGTAGACGGAAAGTGTCTGCCCTCTCTGCCTCACGTGATGGTCTAATTGTATTGAATGTGATACGCCAGTCCGTTACTTCTAACAGAGGCAATAGTTTGTTATTGATAGCCGAAGATATTCTATGATGGTATGACTCGACAACATCATACCAAGCATCTAGTTGTTGTTCGGGGTTAGACATTTTACCTGTCTGAACCCATCCAAGTTTCATTGGTGGAATACCGAATACCGCACATATCTCTTCGCGGTAATAGTATAGCAAATCCAACTGCTGTCCTTCTTTAGTTGAATCAATAAGCCTGTGCATATTGAAACCCGAACCGCCATTGATTGCTACAAGACCGAATGGAGACTTACCTGCTGTCAATTGTTGTTCTAGTAAACCTAGCATTGCTTTCATTTCTGAGTTGCTTATGTCTCCGACGTTAAGTATTGTCTTAGGTAGAGTACCAGTAAACATCTCGTTTAGGTAGTTGCTGAGATTCATTTGACCTGCAATTGTATTCAATAATGGAATCAATGGCGAAGTACCGTAACCTCGACCTTGTTTGAACTTCGATATGTGAAGTATTTTGTTTGAAGCAAACCTACGCTTCTCCTTTCTTATCTCCTGTATGTAAGCCATTGCAGGTGGCTCTGGTCTTTGATTGCCGGACAATAATCTCATTGTCTCAGCAGGGACAGGCCATACACTTACTAAGTTGCCACCGTAAATCCAGTCCTCACCATTTGGTGTGCTTTCATCATCGTCGCCATCTAACTCAAGGTATGAGTCTCCGAATAGTGCTAAGTCATACACTAAAGACTCTAACCATTCATCACCCATATCATCTGGATTAGGTGTTCGGAAAAAGTCATGCAACCTTTGTAATTGTTCTTCATTGCCTTCTTCTATTCCAGACATAAGTTTGAACTCGTAACCATTGGCTAACACGTCATCTACGGTTCTTCGTAGAATGGCATTAACAACTTCTGATTTCAAAGAAATATCTCGAAGTAGATGATATGAAACATTTGTGTTCGCTCCACTCGCAGCCGCTTTCTTTGCTGAAACTGTTGCTATCTTAGATAAAGACGCTAGACTTTTAGCATCCCAAGGAATGTCATTTCTTACGGGTTTGACTTCTTTATTTCCCCTACGACGAAAGAAATTGAAGCCTCTGCGTTCCTCAGCCATGTCGTACCCTCATAGGTGGTGGGTTTTTACGTTGTCGTATCAAGTTGTAATTCTTTGACTTTACAACAGACGCAATGTTCGTCATGCGGTAAACTCAACTGAGAGCAAGTATTCACTGGACCGTTCAAACAGTAGCGAAACTCATTCTTCTTCATCTGATTTCTTGTCCTCTTTGGCCTTGATGATGATTTCTTCTACATCTTCTTTGGCTTGTTCCACTTTGTCAACGCCTTCCTCTACTGCATCTAGGACTTCTCCTAAATCCAATTTGCCGTCAGCCATTAGAGTCTGATACTTACGTAGACCCCAGATAGCAAGTGGTACTAGGATTGCTACTATTGCTAAACCCATTAGTAAATCATCAGTAGTCAGTCCTTCGAGCATGAACAAAGGGGGGAGAACATCGTTAATAACGATTACTCGGACTTCTTTGAGGGCTTCTTAGGCACTGGCTTCTCTTCTTTTGTTTGGACTGGTACATTAGCAGTAGCAATTGAGTTTGTTCCAGTTACACTGTATGCTTCCATGTTTAATTCGTGAGCCTTAGCCATTCTAGCCAATTCTAAATCGTGAGATATTTTCAGTTGTTCTAACATGCGGGTATGTGCTTTCTCTGCTTCTGCTGATTCAACCTCACTTGCTAGTTGGTCTGGTAGTATGTTTATTTTTGCACCTTCTTTACCTTTGAATAAGTCAAGAACAGACGTAATAATAAGAAGTGCTGGACCACCTAATAGACCAATGACTGTTAGTTGTGAGTCTGAAATCTCACGTTGTTCTACTATACTAAAGTAAGACGCTGTGGCTGCTATAACTACCCAAGCCATAACGACACCCATACCAAAAGTCAACATCAGTTTTTCATTCGGGTTGGACATCTTAATAGCCATCTTGGACACCTTTACGGTTCTAAACCGCAACAACTGGTTCTTTAACGTAGTTATGCAAAAGTATATAAGCGTCCATCCCATATAGGTGGTAGCAAAGGTGAACGCGGCCACGACAATTGCTAGAGAAACAAGGCCGAGACTAATCATCTCCAAAGTCTCCACCAAAGGTTATCCATAGCATGATAGAACATTTTCCATGTTGCTATAACACCAAAACAAACTAGAGTTACGAATGCACCTAATCCACACGCAGAAAGTATGTCGTTTAGATTCATATTACTCACATCAACATAGGTAAACCAGTTGATGCAATTATAGCCGCAAGTAGATACATACCATATCTCTTAAGCAAGTCCTTTATTTCTTTAACAAATCCCTCAACGCTTGTGAGTCTTTGGTCGATTGATTGAACCTCTAGTTTCATTGAAGCCATATCTTTCTCAACATGATGGAGATGATTGTCTCTAATTGTTCTTACATCTTCCACTAAGACCCTAATCAATTCAGACTGGTCGTCCATGTCCTATGCCCTACACTATCTAGTTAATCACGGTTAAGTTCCGAACACACGTATCTCTGGCATTCCTATGTCCTCTACTAACTCTGCTGCAAGCCTAGCGTATAGTAAAGCGTGGAATGCGTGGTCGTCCCCGTCACGCCCGT